GAGCTGAGCACGCGCAGGATGAGGTCGATCGCTTGACGGGGCTATAGGCCCGAAGCCGGCGCCGCCGACGGTCTCCGTCACGCGGCCACCCCGAACCTCGCCCCCGGCAGCATCGGGAAGGTCACCACAATTCCTGCTGGTTACAATGCTGAAATGTAGAAGGTGCCGTTCGACCCTTGTCGGCAGATGGTTCATCAACGTGCGGTCTGGAGTCGCTACCGGCCGCCACGTACGGCGCTCTCGACCGGGGTCGTGTCAGATTGCTTGCTTTTCAGCCAATCCCGGCCCAGGCGAGCTACACGGCAAATACCTTCTGAACCTCGTCGCCAAAATGGTTGATCACCTTCACGCAAATCTTGCCTGTCGGCGGGCGCTCAAATGGCCGGGAGATGGTCGTGTACAGGGACCCCCAAGCTTCCGGATCGATGTCGCTCTTCAAGGCTCGCTTTAGGGCCTTGTACGGATCAGCTTCCCTCCCGTTCAGGAAGTAGGCGTGCCTCACGAAGAAGCTTTCCTCATCATATTGGTCGTCGATGAACCAGCACGCTACGTCGTCGCGGGGGTCGGCTGACGACCTGAGTTCGCCGGTCGTTGGGTCGAAAATATCGACCCCTCTTATCTCGACTTGAAGCCAGCCGTCGTCGTTGGTTCGAACGTCGATGTCCGGCTCGCCAAAGACGACGAACATGTTGCTGGCACCTGTATTCTTCAGCTTGTCGCCGACCCGAATGTCCTGATTCATCCGCGCTTTGAGCACTGTCAGGTCGCGAGTATCGAACCGGCTCTCATCGGTCTCTGGCGCGAACTGGAATCCGCAGACGATCAGCACGTCGAACAGCCCCTTAAGGGCCTCCTTCTGCGCCTGAACCATGAAGTCACGGCCGACCGCGTCGTACTCAGGGCCGATAGCTATCGCTACGCGATAAACGCGGCCCTTAGCGTCCTCATACCGTCCCTCGTACGACACCCAGCCTTGGCCGGGCCGAGGGTCTAAGCTCTCAAACTGAATGTCCTCTTGCTTCTTGGTGTTTCGCACCCCCGCTTTCTTGAGGTGCTCGACGACGAGGCGATCGAACTCGGTTTGATTCTTGTCTTGGAAACGGACCAAGACATCCCGGTCGGTTGGGAGGCTGTCAGCAAGGTAGGGGTCGTCCTCGCCGACGGGGATCACTCGGTGTGGAGATAGGCTCTCGACGGTAAAGGGACCCGCTACCCGAGCACGTCGGCGATCGATGTAAGGACGATCAACTAGTAACTCGACGTCCGCATTTAGCGCGACTGCTTCGTCAATCTTGCGCTGCCGCTCTCGCCGAAGCGCCCACCATGACTCGAACGCCGCTCGGGTTTCCGCAGACCAGGACTCGTCCGGCTCACGAGGAACTTGCCACTCTAGCCAGTTCTGACCGGCGGCGGCATTCAGCTTGGCGAGACGCTCGGATAGCGGCTCAGCATATTCGTCGGTCAGCGTATCAATCGCACGGGTGCTCGCGATCGAGCCAAGGGTCACATGTCGCGCTCGCTCGTAGACAAAGCCCTGCTTCAGGTCCCGGCCAAACTGCTTTGGTGGCAGGCGCTGCTTCCCTGGCGGCAACAGCGCGTTCTCCCGCTTGAGGCCCTCTTCACTGTCGCGAAGCAGGTAGTAGGGATATGAGGCACCCATTAGACGCGCGCGCGCCAACGTAAGAGCTACGCGGCTGGTGTCGATGGCGATCCACCGTCGGCCCCATTGCTCTGCCACATACGGGGTCGTGCCAGAGCCGCAAGTAGGGTCCAGTACTAAGTCGCCGGGATCAGTCACCATGAGCATGCAGCGCTCGACCACCTTCGGGGAGGTCTGGACAACGTAAACCTTCCCGGTGGCACCCCCGACATCGCTCCAATATGAGCCCAGCGCTTGGACTGGATAATCGTCGTGGAAGTAGCGCAATCTGATTTGGCTCTTCTGCCGTACCAGCCGCCCAGCTCGGCCGGCGCGCGCCAATTCCTCCGTGGTTACACCCCAGTGTCGGAGGGCGCCCGGATGGAATGTCTGCCCTTCGAATTCGAAGGGAACAGTGGTGGTTTCGCGAAACCCGTCCGACGTCAGCGGGTAAGCTGAAAAGTCTTCCCGATCTAGCGTCGTTTCGTCCGCAGAGGAGGGACTGACCTTCTCCCGCAGCGTAAACAGCCGTCTAAACTTCGCGTGTGGCTTGGACTTCGCGAACCAAAGAATATGGTCAACGTTTGATTGAACGAAATCGCCGGTCTGGCTCCCTGTCTTCTGAACGGCGATCTGGACAACGAAATTTTGCCGACCAAAGACCTCGTCCATGACGCTCCGGACGAGATGGACGTTGTCTTCGCCCATCTGAAGGAAAATCGAGCCCTGCTCAGTAAGCAGCTCGCGGGCGACGGCTAGTCTGTCGCGAAGATAAGACAAATAAGAATTGACGCCGTCCTTCCATGTGTCCCTGAAGGCCTGGATTACCTCCGGCTCGCGTGACCGGTCCTCCTTCTTCCCATCAGCGACATTGCGAGAGTCTGTTCGCGGCTGGAAATTAGAGTTGAACTGGATACCGAAGGGGGGGTCGAAATATATGCACTGCACTTGGCCGCGCAGAGCCTCGCGCGACTCCAAGCTGCTCATCACTAGCAAGCTGTCGCCCAGGATCAGTCGGTTAGTCCAGTTTTGATCGTGCTCGTAAAACTCAGTTCGCGCTCCTTCATCGGATGGCCTGCCGTTGAAGTCTGCAAATAGGTCGCCCGTGTCACCTTCATTTCGGCGAACACGGGACTCTGCCTCCAAGCGATCAATTAGTGCACGAGGGTGAATCTGCTCTTGAATGTATACTGGCGGGGCATTAACCACCAACTCTCGACCGTCCTCGGCATCCTTCCCCCGCCAGACGAGTTGAGGATCAAGGTCAGGATTTCGCGGATATCGAAGGATACGCGGGCCGATCTTGATTTCGTCAGCCCATGCCTGCTGCTCGGCGGTAGGTATCATGCTGCGCTTGGCACCAGCATGCTTGTAATTTTCGACAGTCATGCGCGCTACGCTGCCGCCCTTTGTGACTTAGATGAGAATATAGCCGATTTCAGGTCGTCCCCGAGCGAGTAGGGGCTTGTGAGTTCAACAAACTCCCAACGCCCATAACGACTCAATGCATTGATGCCGGGCACCCATCGCGTCTTCATGGTGTCGGCCTTCGCCATGTCCTGATCGTCTTTCCAACCCTTAACCTCCACGATCACGTGGAGCGGGTCGGCAGCCCCGTGTCCATCATCGATCTTAAGAACGAAGTCGGGCCGGTACCAATGCGTCTCGCCCCGATACTCATACGGCACCTCAAGGCCAAGGTTGTGATTCTTCACGTAAGCGAGCACGAAATCGCGGCATTGCAGCTCGATTGCGGCAGGGAACGCCTTCTCCCAATCGCTATCGCAAACTGCATAGTCGACGTGACACATTCGAGGGTCGGTTGAATAGAGATCAACCTTGGATGTTTCGAAGTTTACGTCGTCAGTTGATCCCGTGTCATTGTAAGGATTAACAATCGCCCGCACATGTTCCTTGCGGGGATCAACAGGATGGCACGCTCTTGCAATGCGCTCAGCGGCTTTTTGCGCCATGGGCCGCCACAAGAACAGTCGCTTAAGCTCCTCATGGCCATGAGTTTCTAAGCATTCCTCGAACCACCGCTCAGTGATCTTCAGAAGCTCTCCAAACCGGTGGAGCGGAATGGAATGCCTTGGCAGCTCTTCCGGCAAGGTACCAGGCGTCACCAACTTAGGCTTGGCATCCTCGCGGAAGTACCGGGTCAGGGTGAAGCCTGCCACGGCGAAATAGACAGATTTCATCCGCTGCGACGCGTAGTTCGACAGGTCCAGCTTGATGCCTTCTCCCACGATCGGCTCGACGAGCGTTTCAACCGGTACGTCGCCCGTGTGTACCGCGAGCTTCGAGTCTTCAGTGAAATTCGCCCTGAGAGGACCGGGCGGGAAGACGACACGGTATCCTTGGACTTGGGGAAACACGATGCGGGCGTGGGCTCGCTCAGGAAGCGCTCGAACGCGCGTCATCTTAGGTGGCGGCTTGATGATCGCGGGCGTCGCGTCTTGGGTGAAATCGAACGGGATGCCCAAAACGTCAGCGTACTCGGGACTCAGGAACCCATCCGCATCTGGTGAATAGCTCACGCGCCGCAACGCACGCCCCACCACCTGCTCACAGAGGAGCTGCGTGCCAAAGGCTCGCACCCCTAGCACGTGCGTCACGGTATTAGCGTCCCAGCCTTCGGTGAGCATGGAGACCGAAACCACACAACGGACACCGGCACCGAGTTTGCCGGGGCGGCCGACGGTGTTCATAACCTCACGAAGAATGGCTGCGTCGGAGAGGCTCTCGGCTGCTGCGAGACCCTCTCTCCTTTCAATCTCTCTCCTGAAGTCTTCGATCTCACTCGCGGCAACGGCGCGGAAGTCGTCTGGCAACGCGTCTCCTGCTTCGAGCGCGTAAGAGTCGATCAAGATCGTTCGGGGAGAGGACCGCCACGATAGGCTCTGCGGCTCCACATTGGAAAACTCTTTGAGGCGACCCGGTATCAGGCGCCCCTCTTCGTTCTGATAACCCGAGATGAAGTCGTAGATCAGCTTCGAGGTGGCGGTGTTGTTCGCCACGACGATGAAGACCGGAGGCACCTCAATGCCTCGGTCGGACCAAGCCAAAGCGGTTTTCTCATAGTGGGCGTAAAGGCTCTCCAGAGCCGCCCTGAGCAGTTCATCCAGATCTTCCGGGGAATAGCTCACACCTGCTTTGCGCCCGCGCTGCGGCAGCGCCTTCTTCGGCAAATTCGCGTAGAGCCGGCGGAACTTGGGTGCATCTCCCTCCGGTGCGTCATCAAGCACCGGCAGTCGCGGGGTCTTCACGATCCCGCATTCGATAGCGTCCATCAGGGAGAAGTCAGACACCACCCACGGGAAAAGCGTCCCTTCGGGAAACCCAGAACCCCGCAGGAAGAAGGGCGTGGCCGATAGGTCGTAGATTCCGACGAGATCATGGTGCCGACCAACGGCCTCGATCCCGCTGATCCAGACCCGAGCAGCCTCGTTGTTCGCCTTGGCCTCCTTCGCCTCGTCGGCGTCGACCTTTCTTTCCTCACTCAGTTCAGCGGGGCGCTGACGATAACAGTGGTGCGCCTCATCATTGATCACGAGAATTCGCTTGAGGCCGGAGAGTCCGCCCATGATGCGTTGCACCATTTGGGCTTCCGTTTCCAAAAACCGCTTCGGCTCATTGTGAATGAGTAGCTCGCCGTCATCGGACTCGATCACGGTCCGCTCAGCAAGAAGCGCTCGCGTACCTGACGTTAGACTTGCCAGCTCCTTCGGCTGAAAGGCGTGGTAGTTTGTGACGACGACACGGGCCCTACGGATATCCCCTTCCATGTCGGGAGGCACAATCCGCCGGTCTGGGTCGACGTAGTAGTTGCCGGGCTCTTCGGGCTTCAGCACCCGTAGCCGATCCTTGATCGTGAGGCCGGGCGTAACAACCAAGAAGCCGCTGGTGAATCTCTGGCTATTTGGGCGACGAACGGCATTGACCGCTTGCCAGGCGATCAGCATCGCCATGACAGTAGTCTTCCCTGAGCCGGTCGCCATTTTCGCAGCCAGGCGAAGCAAGCCAGGGTTGGCTTTGTCGTTTGCGAGGCGAAGTTCCTCGCGGACCTCCCGGCTAGCGACCTCGGTAAGCCAAATGATGGTCTCCGCAGCTTCTAGTTGGCAGAAGAAAAAAGGAAGCTTGCGAACCTCCCGGTCTCGCCACCAACGCAACAGGCGTTCAGTCTCGGGGGTGACTCCCCACTGAGCCGGAGGCAGCCGACGCCACGCGTCGACCTTGGGTCGGACAAGCTTGACCAGCGTGTTTTCGCTCAGCTCGCCTTGGTCGAGCGCCAAAACGCCCTGCGATGACTTTTTGCTAGGGGCGACGGGAACCACATATTGATGGGGTCGGCGTCCGTCCCGAGCTTCAGGCAACGGCTGGCCGAACGCGTCCAATGCCCAATGCTTTGTTGGCTCCTCAAATGGCGAGTTGAGGATTGGATTGGATAGAACGCCCCCGGTCATTCAGTTTCCGTACCCTGCCCGCCTCTCGCCCACAATCACATGGGCCGCTCCCCAAAATGGTTAACACTTCTAGGATTCGATCATTTCCGGAGGCGCCCGACGCGACGTGCCAAGAACGCGCAGTGGGGGGGCAACGGGGTCCCCTACCGGCCGAACCTTTCGATGGTCAGATGCGCGGCCGGTTCCCCGAGCCTCGCGAGAGCACGCTGTACGGTTGCGATGTGCCAACGACCACCGCCCGGAGAGGCCAATCCCTCGTCGTTGAGCACGGCCACAATCCGCCGGATCGACAAGCCCTCAAGCCGAAGCGCTTGGATACGGTTCTCGTAGGGCCTGACGCGCTCTAGGGCCTCCCGCTTGTGTCGAGCGGCCAAACGCGCCCCATTGATTCCCAGAGCTACCCCACGAGACTTTGCAGCTGCCAATGCCGCACGAGTTCGTTCTGACACGAGGCGCCGCTCCTCCTCTGCCAGAGCAGCGCGAATGTGAAGCTCGAACGTCCCGGCATGCGGCATATCGGCAGCAACGAAGGGGACGCCGGACTCCATAAGGCCGGAGATGAAGGCGACGTTCCGCGCGAGCCGGTCGAGCTTGGCAATGACCAGGGTGGCTTTGGCTCTGCGGGCGGCTTGTAGAGCGGCACGAAGCTGAGGACGGCGCGACAGGGCATCCGCGCCCTTCCCCGTCTCCACTTCCACGAATTCGGCAAGGAGGGTCCAGTCGCCGCCATTCAAGTAACGGGCGACAGCGTCGCGTTGGGCATCTAGGCCCAATCCTGAGGCCCCTTGGCGCGCGGTCGAGACGCGCACGTAAGAGATGTAGCTGCCCTCAGCCAATGCGTTCTCCTGTCGACGTATACAGGCATACGTTCGTTTGCCTGTATACACTTAGCGCTGAAATCCTTTCCGGACGACGTCTCAAGAGGGTTAAGAGGCCGCCGTTCGGCGTTAGACAAGGCGTCGCAAGCGATCCGCGTCGGACAAAGCGGCGTCCGCCGCCAGCACCTTGGCAAGAGGCACGCGCTTCGTTCCGGTGAACCCGGAGGGAAGGTGCGCGCGGATCGGAGCCTCCGGCCCGTTATACAGGACGGCCCCGCTGCCACTGGAAAAGTCGAGCCGTAGGAAAATCAGATGGTCGGCGAAGCCTTCGCCGGGAGTGAAGGCCGGGCCTTTGGTCGCGAGGCCAGTGGCCTTCACCTGAACGGACCTTCCGTCCGCAGCATGGCCGTCGATTCCAGGCGTCCTCCGTTCGCAAAGGCGGAGGCCGAAGAGTTCAGCGGCGATCACTTCCGCAAGGTCGCCCACTAGCTTTCCGTCGAGCGTGAAAGTCAGCCCGGTCGCGGCGTAGTGATGGCAGAGGCCCGCGTGGGCGCGAACGAAATCTGCCGCGACCGGCGCCATGCGGAATGTCGTCATTGGAGTCCCCATGAGGCCATCATGGTAGGCGGAGCGGTATTGCGGGGCATTGCCACGTCAGCGGTAACGAGCGCGCGTCAAATCGGCCAAACGGTCGCGCGTCAAATCGGGCGCACGCAGTTCCCCGGCCCCCGCCCGTGGTCAGGGTGGTCAGGGTGGCCAGGGTGGAAACAGCACATCGGGAGAGTCCCGGTAGTCAGCGCCCGTTTTCGCCAGTCGCCGCTGAAATTGGAATCAACCTTGACCACCCTGACCACCCTGACCAAGCCAGTGGTGACATGGGTTTGCCCGGTCAGGGTAGAGCGGAGGCGCCCTGACCTGGTCAGGGCAGCGGGCGCGACCGACGTAAACAACGGGCCGCCGGCTCAATCCGGCGGCCCGTTGGTCAGGGGTGCGGGGCGTTGTGGTCAGGGTAGAGCGGCCCTGCCCTGACCGGGGTCAGAAGCGGCCTTGGCGGCGCGGCGGATGCAGGGCGACCACTTTCGCATCGTTCGCAGCCTCAACGGTCGCCACCTCCCCGCCGACCTCTTCGATCCTCAGACCGGGACGGGAGCCGACGAACAGACGGCGGCATTCGTCCAGCGGCGGCAAAGCAAACCGCTGAATGCGTTGGCCGTGTTCGCGGCTTCGGATCACGCTCGCGCCAGCGTTAGCGCTGAGGAACTTGCCCACGCTCGCCAGCGTCGGTGCCCGCCCGGCATAGTCGCGGGCATAGGAGGCAGCCGACTCCACCACCAAGGCCTTGGGAGGCTCAAAGCGATCTCCAGCGTCATCCCACGCCACCGGCTCGCTCGTGTCCGGCTCCCGCGCGAAGATCAGCTCCCCCGCCTCCAGACAATCCGCCCACCATCGATCCAACCCGGTGAGGCTGCCCCTGATCTGCGCCGACAACACGGCCGTCCGGGGAGGCGAGGTGAAGTCCACTAAGGAGATGTCGCGGGCCAGCAGGTCGTGAAGGAGCTTGCTGTAACCGCCAGCCTCCATCTGCCGCTTGATCGCCGCGAAGTAGCGACCGTCTTGCTGCGCCCCGTTCCCACACCGGAACGCAAAATATCGACGCTCGCCCTGGCTCGACGCCGTCAGGAAGTGATCGTTGTTCGACGTGAAGATGTAGTTCGCCCTAAGCGGGATGGGCACCGGATCGACTCCCTTCAGCTCCAGCAGGGTATCCCCACCGGAAAGGAGATTCTTGAGGGTTGCCACGTGGCGGGGATCGCGAGGATTGAAGGCTTCCTCGACGCGGGCGAGCACGCACTGCCCCAACGCCGCGTTGAACTTGCCCAAGAGCTGATCGGGCGTCGTGAAAACGGGCGCGTATTGCCTCCCGATGATCTCCGCCAGCACGTCCGACACAATGGACTTCCCGGACCCCATGTCGCCGACCACCGCCAGCGCCCAACCGATGGGCTTGCCCGGCCGCTGGAAGACGTGCGCCATCCAGTTCAGGACGGTCTCCAGCGTGTCCGGGTCACCACCGCAATAGTTGTCCCTGAGGTGAGCGTAGAACAGGTCGCAAGAGCCGACGTCGTTCGGCTTTTTGGCCCATCCGGTAAAGAGATTCAGGGCAGCGCGTGCAGGCTCCGCTGTATCGTAGAGGTGGACAGCTCGGCCGTTGTCCTGGAAGAAGCGTCCGGGATCGAAGACGACTTCCTCATACACCATGCGCTCGGGACGGCTCCGCCACCACCTCACGGCGGGGATCGGGTTACCGTCGTCATCGTAGGTGAACACTCCGGCATAAGCCTGCTCGAAATCGCTCTTGGTCAGGAGCCGCTGCACAACGCGGCCATTCACCACCGTTCGGTCGAGCCACCGGATGCTATTGCCGACGTGGACTTGACCACACCGCCCGTTGAACATTTTCATCGTCTCCGCACGATCCTGTTCAATCTCCCGCTCTGATAGCTTTTTCTTGTAGTTTTGCTTGCTTCTGTTATCCTGATTTCTCATAAGCGAGTTCCAACGCGCGGGCCGTTGCAGTCGGCCTGCGCGTTTTTTTTTGTTGCTTGATTGGCGCAAGTGCGCCGGCGATCACTGCTACGGCTATCGCTATCGCGCGCCCGAAAGATTTGGCGCGACTTCTAACTCGCCACCTCGAAAGGCGACTTTCTAAGGGTGGACCGCTCACGTGCGTCGGCAAGGGCGGCCTGATCTGGCGCGGAGTATGGCGCCGGATTTTGGACGTTCAAGATTCACGTGACGGCGGCGTCAGCTCCCGCCTTCGACAACGGCGGGGCAGCCACCCCTCGACCGGGTGCGCGAGGCGTCAGGTCGGGAGCGAGGTTGTCCGCCTCGATCATCTCGACCGGCCCCACAAAGAAGCGCGCGCACTGGGCGGCCAAGGCCTTCACAAGGGCGTCGCCGCCATAGCGGAGTTGGAACAACTGCCCATCGAACTCCGCCACCCGGAGGCGGCCCGTCCCGCTAACACGGAGAGGGATGGAACGAACCCGTGTCGCATCGAGAAGGAACAAGTGCGAAGGATCGTCGTGGTCGTCGAGATCGGCCCGCCAGACACCACCCGAGAGCCATTGAAGCGCGCTATCGAGAAGGTTGGCGACCAAGTAGCCGATACGACGCCCCGGCGTCCGCACGCCTCCCGTCCAGTCGGATTCGAACGCGCCGTAGGTCATCTCGAAACGGGGCCACCGCCACCGGATCGCATCCGGCAGCCACCGCGCGAGATCGGGCATGGAAAGATCGCGACCGCGCCCCTCTAGCACGGGGTCGTAGGGGTGAGAGGCGGTCACTGGACCGCCTCACCGACCACCGGAGCCATCTTGATAGCAATCCAGGCCGCCACGTCCCGTCGGCACCAAAGAACGGGCTGGCGAGGACTGATACGAAGCGACTCCGGAAACTGCCCATGTTCCGACATCCGCCGCAGCGTTCGATAGGTTGGGCAGCAGCCGGGGGGCATCATGGCCTTGACTGCCTCGTAGCCGATGAACTCGACGGGTACGGTCATCGGGCACCCTCCCCGTTTGCGAGTTCCAAGAGATCGGCAGCCGACCGGCGCCGACCCTTCGCGTCCAGACGACCAACGCGCGGCGGTCGCGGATCATTCGGCCTGTCTTTTGGCGATCGCTTGTAGAACGGCGCTGCCTCGACGGCGCGGTTGATCCAGTCGGAGAGCGGTAGGCCACGACGAGCGTCGAGACGACCGTCCGGCGTGAGGCCGTAGCCGCCCTCGCGGGCTGCCTTTGCGGCGAGGTCGTCAATCGCCGCGCGTTCCAGGTTGTGAGCATCGGCGACGCGATGCAGTTCGCGCGACAACACCGCTTCGAGGTGCGCGCGCGAAAGGTCTCTCTCACTCATAAGTGAGTCCCTTTCGATAAGATTTTCAGGAGGGTCAGACCGGCCGGGCCCCCCGGCAGCGGTCAAGCGCGCACCGCGCAGCTTCTGACTATGCGATTATAGCAAAGTCAGCGGGAAATGCAAGATTTGCGTCAACGTCGCGATTGATCGTTCAAATGCATTTCTTGAACGCATTGTTGATATGTCAGAACGCGAGGCGTTTTGCAGTAAGAAGAGGTGCTATCTCTTGACGGGATTCATGCGGCCCTTCCGCGTGATTGGCTCTGCCGTTGCCACCTCAACCCGTATGCGACCACCGCGCGCCGTATCCACCAGCAATCGGCCTTTGCCCCTCACGTCGGCAGGATCGAACCTCAGAACGATTCTGCCCCCCTCCATCAAGGCTCCACCCCGCAGCAAACGTCCTAGAGTCGCGTTGATGCGGGCGCGGATGCGGTAGAGGTCGTCACCGGAAGCTTCCCGCATCGCGGCCTCCAGCCGGACAAGTTCCGCTTGGGCGTCTGCGGCAGGTGTGACGGGCGCGGACGCCTTGGCCTTCAACTCCGCTATCCGCCGTTCAAGGTCGGCCAACTCGATCTCGCGTTGCCGGAGACGGTCACCAACCCTTCCGCCAGCCTCGACCTGGTCTAGCAGCGCTTCGATTTTGGACGTCAGGGCGGCTCGTTCGTCCTTGGCTATCGCAAGTGCGCGAGCCTCGCTTGACGGTGCGGCGGCACCGGAGAGAGGCAACGAGGCGATGAAGGGGAGAAGGTCCGCTTCTAGTTCGTCGTAAGGGATGCGGGCACGATTTCCGCACAGGCCGCGATAGACCTGATTACAGCGGATCACTCCCGCTGATCGCCAGTTCGGCGCCTTGGGAAAGGTGCTCCGCAGATAGCCCGCCGTGCCTCCACATTCGGCGCAACGGACCAAGCCGACTAGCAGGTTGGGGAATGCCTTGGACGCGGGGCGCGCGTGGGGATTCTGGCGTTCCGCGTTCATTGCCTGAACCCGATGGAATAGGCCTGCGTCGATGATCGCGGGGTAATAGTCGGGGATTGGCGGGCCGTCCGGCTGGCGCGGTTTGCCCCGTCGATGGCCGCTATACGGCTGATACTCACCAAGCACGGCGCGGGAGGCTGCAATGTCGGCAACAGTCGAATTGAACCAACGTCCGCGACCTGTTGGGGTAGGCACCCCCTCTAGATTGAAGGTTTTCGCGATAAAGGCGTTGCCGAGGCCGGACTCGCGCATCTCGAAGATGCGCTTGACCACCGCCAAGCGCTCCGGCCGGACCTTCCAAACGCCATCCACCAGCTCTAGCCAGTGAGGTCCAACGGGTGTCCACGGGCGGCCTTCCTCGCGCGCTCGACGGCGATTTTCGGCGTGGGCGGCGGCAACCTTCCGTCCCTTCTCAGCGGACTCCTCATGACCTCGTGCAAACTGCATCAGCGCCCACATGAGCCCCATCATGTCCGCCGACGCATCGTATACGCGGCCGTCATTCAGGGTGACCACGCGGACACCTTTCAGGGCGATGCCGGTCAGGAGATTGACGGCTTCGACCACCGTTTCGCGTGTCAGTCGGTCGAAGGAGTCGACTAGGAGGTAGCTGCCTTGTGCGATCTCGCCGGTTTCGATCCGCCGCAGAAATGAGCCCAAAGCACCGTTGGCGCGGTGAGCGCCTGTGAAGGCAGACACCCCGGGATCGTGCAAGGTGGTATCTAGTTCCAGACCGTGCTCGGCGGCGAAGGCCTCAGCGGCAGCAAGCTGACGCCGCAGGGAGTCCCCCGCTGCTTGGGCAGGCGTGCTATAACGCGAATAGGCGTAGGCGACCGGCTTCATGCCCTAGAGTTCTATTGTAAGCGCTAGGGACTGTCACCAGCGACACCTCCCACAGCTCCACCTCGCTGAGCACCCTGAGCCGGCCATCCCGCCGCGCCCGGGCGGTGCGGAAGCCGATCGACAGGCCGTCCAGCGCCCCGGCCCGCGCCAGGGCCGCGGCGAAGCGCGCCTCGGCCGACCAGCTCTCGATCCGGCCCCGGACGAACAGCCCCTTGCCGTCCTCCGCGACCTCATCCCAGACCCCGACCGGGGCCCGCCCGTCGTGCTGGAACAGCATCCGGATCTCCCCCGGCCCGGCCCGCGCCAGGCTGCGCCCGAACGCCCCCTCGGCCACCACATCGCCGTTCAGATCCGCCACGCCCCACAGGGAGGCGTAGCCCTCGATCAGGAGTGGCGAGGAACGAGTGGCGAGTGGCGAGTCCCCAGCTGACATGACCCTGTCCGCGATCATCTCCGCGCTCCTCACCACCCGCCGCTCACCAATCGTCACTCGTCACTCGTCACTCAACTGCGCCTCGATCCGCGCCAGCGTCGCCCGGGTGGTCTCCCCCTGGGCCTCCAGCCGGGCCAGCCGCTCGGCGACGGAGCGCTGCTCGACCACCGCCGCCTCCAGCGCGCCGATGCGCGCCGCCGCCCCGCCGGCCCAGATCAGCCCGGCGATGGTCTGCACCACCAGCGCCGCCACCAGCGGCGCCGGCCAGCGCTTCAGCTCATCGGGCATCGCGTCCTCCTTCGGGGGCCGTGGATCGTGATTGGTGACTCGTGATCCGTGAGTCGTGAGGGCGCGGCGGTCACCGGACACGACTCACGATTCACCATTCACCAATCACCAATCACCAATCACCAATCACGAGCCGACCCCCGCCATCCGCCGCCGCTCGTCCGGCGTCAGGAAACTGGCCGCCTCCAGCCGCGCCCACAGGGCCTCGCGATCCGCCGCCAGGGCCGGGGTGCCCTCCAGATCGGGTGCCACCCGGCAACCGGGGAAGCGCGCCCCCAGCCAGCCCGACAGGGCCCCGGTGGTCCGCTGCACCAGCGGCATGATGGTCTGCCGCCACAGGGCGACATTGGCCTCGCGATAGTTGGCGTAGGTGGCGTCGCCGGGAATTCCAAGCAGCTGCGGGGGCACCCCGAAGGCGAGGGCGATCTCGCGCGCCGCCGCATGCTTGCCGGCGATGAAGTCCATCTCCGCCGGGGTCAGGCTGATCGGCTTCCAGTCCAGCCCGCCCTCCAGCAGCATCGGCCGCCCGGCGTTGGCCGCCCCCGCATGGGCCTCGGCCAGCTCGGCCTTCAGCTGCTCGAACTGGGCCTCGGTCAGCCGCTCGCCGCCCTTCGCTCCGTAGACCAGCGCCCCCGACGGCCGCGCCGCATTGTCCAGCAGCGCCTTGTTCCAGGCCCCCGAGGCATTGTGCACATCGATGGCGAAGGCGGCCGCCTCCAGCGGCGGAAAGCCGTAGTGGTCGTCGGTCGGGTGGAACAGCTTCAGGTGCAGCACCGGCGACCAGCCGTCGCTGCGCCGGGCGATCGTCACCGATCGTCCGCCCACGGCATACTCATATCCCGACGGCCAGCCGTTCGGCCCCGGGATCACCTTCACCCGGTCCGGCCGCAGGCTCCACAGCTCCGCCGGCGGGGCCTCGCCGTCGCCGGTCGCCTCGACATAGGCGTTGCCCGCCGTCTGCAGCCCGACATACAGGGCCTCCAGCAGCTCGGCCCCGCCCTGCTCGGGATTGGGCCGCGCCAGCAGCGCCGCCAGCGGGTGATCCGCCCGCCGTTCGCCGTCGACGAACACCGCCAGCGGCACGCTCGCCGCCGCCTCGGCCACCAGCCGCACGCAGCGATAGGTCACCGGATTGCGGGCGAAGCCTTCCTCCGCCAGCCGGGCGTAGTCGCGCGGCGTCCAGCGCGGCCGGCCGAGGTGGCTCAGCGCCACCAGCCGCCCGGTCCGGCTCGCCTTGGCCTCCCGGCCCCACAGGCTCCAGCGCATGCCGCTGCTCCTCTCCCGTCCCGCTTCAGACCCGGCGGATGCGCGGCAGGCCGTCGCCGCGCAGCATCAGCTCGGCCACCGCCCACACCAGGGCGTCGCAGCGGTCGGGGCTGGCCCCGCCCGCCGAACTGCCCAGCGCCAGCATCTCGTCCTCGAGGGCCGCGAACACCGCCACGTGCTTCACCCGCCCCTGCTCATAGAGCGCCGCCACCGGTTCGGCCCGGGCGCGCTTGCCGGTGGCGGCGCGCACCGCCCGCACCGGCGGCCCGTCCCCGGCCAGCCGCAGCACCGTCTCCACCATCTCGCCGCCCTGGTTGACCTCGGCCACGATGGTCGCGGCGTTGAAGTCCTGCGCCGCCTGCAGCGCCGCCCGCGCCCACTCCATCGGCGAGCAGCCGCGCACCGTGCGGTCGGCCAGCACATAGGCCGTCCCGCCGCGCCGCCCGGCCACGACGATGCCGCAGGCGTCGCCGCCGCGGGTGGCCGGCGGGTCGACCGCCACGACCACCCGCTCCAGCGCCCCGTCCGGCCGTCCCCAGCAGGCCGCCAGGATCTCGGCCGTCCACAGGCTGCCGTCCGGCTCCAGCACCAGCCCGTCCAACTCCTGCGCCGCCAGCCGCGTGCCACCGTACAGCGCCTGCAGACCCTCCAGAAACCCGCTCGACAGATTGTCGGCATTCTCCGCCGTCGCCGCCCGCGTCACCACACAACCCGGCTCCTCCAGCAGCCGCCTGACCGCCGGGGTCGCCTTCGGCGTCGTGGTGATCGCCAGCCGCGGATCGTCGCCCAGCCGCAGCCCCAGCCGCAGCATGGCCAGCACCGCGTCGGGCTGTCGCCAGGCCGCCAGCTCATCCGCCCACGCCGCGTGAAACTGCGGGCCGCGCAGGCTCTCCGGATCCTCCGCCGAAAAGGCGTAGGCCACGGCCCCGCCCGGCCACACCAGCCGCCGCCGGCTGGCCTCATAGGTCGGCCGCTCGGCCCGCGGCGCCACCGCCATGAGGCCCGACGGCCCCTCGATCATCACCTCACGCACGTCGTGCAGGGTCGGCCCCACCAGGGCCAGCCGCGCCTCAGGCGTCGCCCGGGCGCTCAGCCACTCCGCCCCCGCTCGCGTCTTGCCGGCGCCGCGTCCGCCCATGAACAGCCAGGTGCGCCACGGACCATCCGGCGGCATCTGCGCCGTCCCCGCATGGCCCCGCCACTCCAGCCGCAGCGCCTCGATCTCCTGCGGGGTCATCG